GCCAGCACCTGCTCATCTGTCTGCCAGCGGCGGCGAAAAATGCGCCGTTGCTCGGCGGCGCTCTGGACGTACGGTCCGTACTCCGTCACGTTGCCGACGGATACGCTCAATTCCGTCGCTCCATGTTCGACAGTCGGCTGCGTCTGCGTCCACCGGCGGCCTAGCGTACCGGTGCGGCGGTACGAACTGCCGCTGCGTTGCGGCGGATACTCGGCCATGCGATCCACGACAATAGCCATGCTCGCAATCAGCGGCGCACGCAGAATGTCCAGCACTCGCAGAGTGCCAACCGCTCTCGCCAGCCGCTCGATATTCTCTACATTGATCTCAATCATCGCTGCGCCGACCTCCGAGCCACATGTAGCTCCACAGCATTGCAGACAACACATACGCACTCGCCGCAATCAACAGCGCCGTCTGCCAGCCCACATCCAACAACTCACGCACCTGGCTGTAAAAGAGCGGCACGGGCGCAGACAACAGGCCAAACGCCAGCACAAACACCGTCCGATGCCAGGGCGGTAGTCGCACCGCCGTCTCCACATGGCCGGATAACCGGCTGATGTCCTGCCGCAACGCCCCCATCTCCCGATCCATCCGGCGCTCCAACGCATCGATCTTGGCGCTCAGCCGAGCGCCCCAATCGTTCAGCATCAAGATCGTTTTCGTCTCCGCCGCTTCCGTCTTCGTCTGGTCATGAAACAGCAGGTAATTCTTCCCCTCATGAAACAGCAGGTAATTCTTCCCCTGCCCCGGCCTGCTTGCCTCGAACGCCTCCACAATCCCCAACCCATCCGCCAGCGCCTGCGCCAACAACGCCCCCGTCTGAAACGCCGACAGATCGCCGATCTCCGCCTGCGTCGTAATCACGCTCACGCCTAGCTCGTAGTGCAATTCCAGCCCCACCAACCGGCTGGAACACGTGTTCAAAACAACCAGCCGGGCGCCGCTGGCGCGCACCACCGCCGTTAGGTCGCCGACGGAGAGGTGGCCATCGGAGAGTTGCACGCCGTTGGCGTCTCCGTGCGAGACAAACCAGATGATGTCCAAGTCGTGCGACCGCAGCGCGTCCAGCACATCGCGGCGCGCGACATTGCCATTCAGGATGACCGGATGCAGCGCCAGCGAAATCGCACGCACTTCGTCGGCGGCAGCTGGCAGGCCGAAATCCGGCGCAATCACGAGCACGTTCATGTGGCCACCACCGGCGTGATCCAACATCGACAGCGAGGATGTGCTGGCGGCAGATACTCCAGGCCGTCGTCCGGATTGATGAACCTGGCGTCGATTGCCGCCTCGACGCCGTTGAGCTTTCCGCAGATCGGACATACTATCTCATCTCGTGCGGTGCGCCAGCGCATGCGTTGCACGACACCGGCTTCTCGGTATGCCTCGATTGTACCCTGCGCGTAAGCGCGCGTCACCTCAGTACTGGCGATCAACTCTGCTCTCGCCCTGCCGAATGTCGGCTCTAGCTCCTGGATCAGCGCCTCCAGCGGTGCGCCATTTTCGATCCAGGCCGCCACCGCCTGGCGCACCTGACGCCGGGTAGTGTCGCTGATGGATGGCATCAGCGCAGCAACGTGCTGATTCGCCCAATCTCTCGCTGCGGTGTTGGCCAGCGACCAGTCGAATCCGATGCCTGATGTCGTCAGTTGGCGCACGGCCTCACGCACACCGGCGTCGGCTGCGTCGATCAGCGAGCGGCGGATAGCTGTCTGCACCGGCTCGGCGTTGGCGTCGAGCGCCTGGAGCGCATCCTCGACGTTGGTCGGCGATGATGCGAATGTGCGGCGTTGTTGTGTGGCGAGCGCATCGGCAATGCGGTCGGTGGACGACCGCTCAACCTCAATGTGCGCCGCCTGATTCTCATCATCATCGTCAGCGCCGGGCTCCGACTGCACGATCAGAGCTTTCATCTCGCTGGCGATCAGGAGCTTGTCGTGCTCATCCAGATAATCGGCGTGAAAATCAGCGAGATTCACCGGTTTGTTCTGGCGATTTTTCAGCCAGCGCCGCAGCGCCGTAGCCTCATGCTGGCGCTGTATCTGCTCCGGGCTGAGCGGCTGGCGATCCAGCGCGCTGTAGTCCATCGC